AAGGGTATCTACTTTAAGAATACTAGCCATTATGCGAGGTCTCCAGCGGTCATTATATTATGATTTATATCAACAAGTGTGCCAGACACATTAAAAGTCTCTACTGCAATCACTGAAGCAGTATGTCTGCTAGTGTTTCTACTTCCAGTATGTCCATGTGATGCTCCTTCTTGAATACAGGTTTGGACATAATGGTTTACACTGCTGTAAGCATTTGTAGTTGTGAAAGAAAAATCTCCTGTGCCGTGGTCAGTGCCTGATGAAATGTTAAAACATCCATCCGCTGTCAAAGCGGCGGCAGAGGTAGCTTTTATATAGGCTTTTAGTGCCACTTGTTTAGTCAACCCAACAGGGCCAGTGCCAGCTTTATCTGCAATAGTATCTACATTCAATATGCTGGTCATACTATGCTCCAATAACCATTAACAGTAACAGTGGCAGACTGTGTTATCGGACCAGCAGATAATCCATTCTCATCGCTGTCAATCGTGATGTCTGCGCTGATGGTCTGCCCATTCAAGCGGATGATGCTGTTGTTACCCTTGAACGGATAACGTGTGTCACTCTCTGTTTTAGTGTAACTGCTAGATATGGCAAAGGTGTCATACACCACCATCTCAACCACATCGTTGAGTGATGCACCTGTAACCAATACAACACTTGTGCCTGTTGTGGCTGCATAGTCAGTTCCCGGCTTGAGAAGCACACCGTTTTGGTAAACGTCCATGTACAGGCTATCTGTATAGCTTAGTGTTTTTGCATCGCCATCACTACCACTGAATGTTGTTTGACTAGCTGTAGCCTGATATACAAAGCGGTTGCGAACACCAAACTCTGGGGATTTTCCTATGTATGGCATGTGTTACCCCGCAATCTCTTGTAGTATTATTGAAGATGTTCCACGTTCATAAGCAACAGTGTCACTATCCGTAACAGACCTATTTAAATTAATTGTTCCGCTTGTACTACTATGAGAAAACGCAAGAGAATAAGTTATTGCACTGGTAGAACTTGGAGAATCAATAAACTGTACTGTAGCACCATCTGGTGTGCTATCTAAATTCTGACTTCCGTGACCAATCCTAATCATAGCCATACCGCCGGGTCTGTTTCCACTGCCTGTGGAACCAAGTTGTGTAGTGTCCCTAAACAAAGTAAACAGAGTTTCATGCTCATTTACTGACGGCTCAAAAAATACATGACTCATAATTAATATTTTACTGCTTGTTGAAGAGGGAGTTATAGTAGCACTAACGTGCGCTGTACCGCTGGCGGCATTAGCTGCAACCAATCTTACATATGTTCTTGCAGAACCCGGAATAGAATAAGTTCCCGTTCCTGTTTCCATATGGCTTACAGTTTGCATAACAGTTCCGGGTATGGTTACTTTAGTTAACGGCATCCTCTGCTTCCTATGCGTAAGGGCTTGTACCCAATACAGATGTATCCCAAGCGGCTTTGAGCTTTGCAATTGTGTCTGCGTTGTCAATCGCTGAAGCGGCTGGCGCATCACGCAAAGCCTTCTTCTTAGCTACAGATGCAGTTTTTGCAGATGCGTCGTCAGCCTCTAATGCTTTCATATACACAACGTCTTCTTCTTCAAGCAATTCCTTACGAACTTCACGAATTTTGTCCTTGAAAATAACTTTAGCAGCAGTCATGTCTTCAGAAATGACTTTTCCATTCAGAGTCCATGCGTCTCTGAAGTGACGGTCTGATGGAACGGTAGCGGTTGAAGCATCAATCTGATTACCGTCCTTATCTACGATATATGTTGTTGGTGCCATGAGGTTTCTCCTATGCGGCTACGGTTTCATCGGTGGCTAGGTCTTCACTAATCTTCCAAGCATTGCGCCACTCTCTTGTCGCTGGAAGCTGTTCTTTGCGGCATATTACCAGTTTTGGTTTGTTTCCGCTATCCCACTCACGCCAAACGTGCTGTGGACAGTCTTTCATAATCAAATACTCGATTGCTTGCTCTTCTGTCATTGCCTCGACAGGCTCTGTGTTATGGAGCAAATAGCCTCTTGTATGTTTCTTAAAGTCAGGCTGCGCCTCATCTTT